CGGTGAGAAACCTTAACCATGTTCTTCGACTTGGTGTTGAGCGAGAGGGTCAGAGTGTTGTTGCACACAACACGGATCGGAGTGAACCGAACGTCGATCGAAGCACCATACTTATGTGGGTTGGTGAAGTGCAGATACGCATCTACCTTATCACGTCCACCGAACAATTCTAACGAATCTTGAACCTTAGCAAGAGCCCAGACGATCGAGCCGTCCTTGAGCGAACCAGCAGTCTCCATCGTCATGTCGCCAGCAGCAACAAAGTCGTTGAAGAACTCGAATGCATCTTGATTCTGCATTGGGTTCCAGTCGTCTGTAATCACGTCGAGTACGCGATTATCAGTGTTACGGATCAGAGCCGAGTGACCGGTCTCGATCTGAGTGCCATCTGCAAGAGTAGCAATAGCAGGGATAGCTTCGACAGTCCAGTCGAGACCAGCTGCCTTGAGCATCTGCTCAGGAGTCAGGTCGTTCGAGACCTTAACACCAAGACCGTGCCAAGGCACATCCCCAGCATATGCCATTTGAGCCTGACCATTAACGATTTCTAATTCATGTGCCATAATATAACTTTCCTTTTCTCTTTCAATATAACCCTTATCGGGCATTTTCACAATAAAGTCAACAGAATTCATCCACTGGCATAACATAATCATCAGCGACCAACAGATCGTGAACATACTGTGCATGTTTGCACTTGCCACGAATCTGACCAGCAGAGCAGTTGCATGTAAAGCCGTAGTCGGTCATAGTGACCTTGTACACTTCACCCGTACGAGCCGATGTGATTGGCCAGACCTGATCGACCAGGTGATGGCCCCTAAAATTCATATCGGAGAATGTCTGAGTACGCATTACTTAAACCATACCGTAGATGCGAACCCACCCCAGACCAAAAGAATAATGCCAGTTAGTAGTTGCAACACGAACTGAAGCGGTGACATAGGATCACCAGCGACACAGTCAGCAGCAGCGCGACATTCATAGTAGAAGTCGTCGCTACCAGCAGTTCCAATGATCAGAAAGAAACCAACCAAAGCAGCGATAACACCAATAATTTTCATAACCATTCCTTTCACTCTATATCTTCTTATAGGCCTTTTTTCATAAAAAGGCAACAGTTATTTTAAAAAGAACGCTCATAATCATTACGATCAGCATCTGCTTCGTAATCGCGAGTCTGAGTCTCGATGTAGTAATCACGAAACTCTTCGTACAGGTAACCCTGTTCCGAAGCGATGATCAGGTCATCACCGTTACCGATGTGACGCTCACCCTGAGAGTTTTCCATGATGTACTCCATGTACATGGTTTCGACATTGTAATCTGTGTCGATCAGAGCATCAAATTCTTCGTAAGTCATTCTGTATTCCTTTTCAAACCTTATATACCCTTATCCGGTCTTTTTCATAAAAAGGCAACAGTTATTACGAAAAAAAAGAGGCCGAAGCCTCTTAATTTTCTAACCTTGTATCCGCAACTACCGTTCGGTGGAGAAGAAGAATGTCTGGATTAACCTACCATCGAGGAAGTTTGATCCGAAGTAGTCGACTGATGCATGGAACAGATCCCCTCTGTAGAGGACTAGGCGATTGTACACATTGCCAATCTGATCTGTCACTTCCCACTTCGTGTAGTCGTACGATTCGTACTCCTCACCTAGGTCTGTTGTGTGACCCGTATACTTGTGTCTATACAGTGCTGTGCCGCCTGAGAGAGGTGCATCAGGAGTCAGATACAGAACGCCTGCCCACGAGTTGTTGACGTCTGCGTGGATCCATGTTCTATCCTGAGCTGTGCAGAGCTGGAAGCATCCACTATATTGCTCACCCCAGTCCACGATAGCCCCTGCATGTGGCTCGATAAGATTTTGTATACCCTGCTTCGTGTCATCATTGAGGAAAGGAACCGTTCTATCCCCAGGATAGTTTCCTGTTACCGAGAAGTCCTGTGAGAGAGCAAACTCTCGCACTTCATCGGGATTGTTGTAGAAGTTGTCTACGATTATGGTATTAACGAGCATGGAATTCCTGACACATTTTCATTGCTTTCTCAATCCAGTTAGAGGCGTGCTCTTCAAAGATCTGAGGTTCGGGTGAGTCTTCTACAGCAATGGCAATGACCAACTTGGGGTGATAAAGTCCAGTCATCTCATAGAACATGTAGGAGTACATTGTAGCCTGTAGGAAGTAGTTTTCGATCCACTCCTTACGCTTGGGCTTTGTCGATGTCTTGAAGTCGATGATAGCAGGCTCACCCTTGTAGGATGCGATGAGGTCGACAGACCCTGCAATCTTGAGCTTGTGAGAGAACAGCTGACCTTCTGATGAGCGAACATCATTGACGTGCTCTTTGAGAAACTCTGCAATCTGATTGTACATCGTCATGTTCAGAGGCATCGTATCAGCGAAGTCAATATCTTCATTCAGCACGAGCTTCTCTAGAAGAGTATGAACAGCAGTCCCTCTACGAGTGGCTCTACCAGACACACGGTTGGCTTCTTCTTCGCCTACACGCTTACGCCATTCCAAAATAGCAGTCTTATCCGACATCTCAGATAACACTGTAGTCACAGACGGATACTTGTTGCCATCCGGTGTCTGGTAAAATCGTTGCTCGCCATCGATGCGAACGAGCTGGGGTAATTCAATTATATCATTTCTAAACATAATACCCTTATACACGCTTTTCAAAAAAAGTCAACAGTTAAATTACATCAATGCCAAGTTTTTCTCGAGTGATGATATATTCTTTGACCAGGGATGATCTGACGATATCATCTGGCTGGAAGTCCACAAACTCGAAGGAAGACATGCGCTCGATGATCTTCATAAACTTCTTGACGCCCGACTCTTCCTTGAAACGTTCGGATGAGAGGTCATCCTGTCTGAAGTCCCCGCAGAAGATGAACTTACAATTGTCACCAGCTCTGGTGATGATCGAGTGTAGCTCCATATCGGACATGTTCTGGCACTCATCGACAATCACATAACAATCGGAAAGTGTGATCCCTCTGATAAACGATGTCGAAACAAACTCAACGATGTTCTTCTGCTTTAGGATGTCGTAGGCATCGCCTCGCTCGTACAGCTCTGTTGAGATAGCATAGTATGGAGCTTCATAGACCTTCATCTTATCCTTATGGCTACCAGGCAGGAAGCCCATGTCCCTTGTAGGAACCACTGAGCGTACTACATAGAGTTTATTCTGTTCGGATTGTTGTTTGTGAAGGTTGTTGAGGGCAAGATAGAATGCGATGAATGTCTTGCCTGTTCCTGCAGTGCCGTGGAGGAACAAATGTTTGTCGTTATAGAACGCATCGAAGACCTTTTGTTGATTGTCTGTAATAGGCTTGATACGTTTGATGTTAAATGATGGTGTTACTTGTAAACTCTGTGTTCCTTGCTGTCTTATTAGTCGCTTTTCTCGCTTAGTTAGACGAGGCTGGGGGTCTGCGATCATTAGCATAGTTGCTCTTCTTTGTTCGAGTGAATCACCGGAGCATAACTAAGAGGGTTATTTTTTAAGAAGCTGTCTCTCCTGTTGGCGAACAACAGCTTCGCGAGTCTTGGCTGCCTTTATTCCTTTGTCTCCGTACTTGTCAGCAAGAGGAGATGTTGGGTTGGCCGTAGCAATGCGCGACATCATGTCTGTGAAACCTGAGTCGTTCTTATGAGTAACACCTGCGATACCAGATATAATAGCAGGCGCAGTAATCACCTGCTCGATGTTCGAGTCTTTGAGCTTCTCTTCACGACCAGAGAAGGAAAGAAACTCTTCCCACTCTTCGCCAGTAGTCTTGTCTCGAAATTCATAGATTGGCATTAGGAGTATTCATCCTCTAGGTCAGACAGCCATGATGCATCTCGTTGCTTCAAAGCTGACTGAATTTTCTTTTCGCTGATCTTTTCGAAGCGATCTGATCGCTGCCTATAAGAATCATCGTACTCGTTGTATTCTTTAAACTTCTTGAACTTCTTCATCTTCAACTAGTCCTGGAAATGCCTTGGCGATTACCGATTTAGTCAGACCCTTGTAGGGCAGCTTCTTCTCTTTCATTGCGAGTAGAATCTTCGCATCCTCAGGATGTACAGACTCTAGCATCTCAACGAAAAGAGTTTCACGTCTTAGGTTGGTCAATGGTGGACCACCTTCACAGAACAAATACAAACGCTTTGTTTCCCCATAGAGGAAGTTCTCTGCGTTTACTGGATCGCAGGGCTTGAATGGAGGTTCGCCAGGAGGAAGATTCCACTTGACTCCCTCATAGTATGCCCCTGCCAAGATAGTCTTGAGAACGTTGTTGTCCTCATGCTGTCTTAGACTCTCGATCTTCTCTTTCTCGGTCTTCTTCTCAGAAGCCTCTTGGAGGATTTCAAAAATAGCTTTTTGCATTAAAAATCACCTATCGATTCAAATAAATTCTTCAGCTTATGCTCAATGAAGTAGTTAAACAGCTTCGTGCGATCCTTGCCGCCTTGCTCTTCATACTGCTTGATTGTCTCTGTGCGGATTGGCTCCGGAGTGAATGAGAGGTCCACAAGTTGTTCGTTGCGCTTCCAGTTACGCAGCATCGTTTCATCACAATACTCTGTAGGCTCCATTGCGATCCACTCATTGAGCTTCTGATTGCGGATTGGCTTCTGACGAGCACCGACAACGAACGTATCGTCCTTGGAGAGGAAGTTAGGGACACCATCGCCAAGGTCGCCCTTGATGATATGCTCTTTGACGAACTGCGAAGGGTTGTTATGCGTAAGGAAACGCTTCCGTACAGGATCGTACTGCTTGACGTTCATATAGTTCTGCAGTTGCACAAAGTCTTTGTCACCCGAGATAATGAGGATCGGAGCCCCATGGAAATGTTGGACGAGCGAACCAATGATGTCATCCGCCTCCGCTCTCTCCACTTGGATAACGCGGTAAGGGAAGTACTCCTTGAGTTCGTTCCTAACCTTATTTAGCGAATCAAACACCGCTGACCAGTCAAGATCAGAGTTTTCTCTTGCTTTTTTTCTGTTCGCTTTGTAGTAGGGAAACACTTCCTTACGCCACGAACGAGGAGAGTCGCAGGCAATAACAAGCTCGCCAAACTCTTCCGAGTGCTTCTTGTTAATGTTGCGAATCGAGTTAAGCACCATGTGACGAAAGAGACTCTCGTCAACAGCGATGTTGGTATGGTTTCCAATCTGAGCCATGTAGTTGGATATCATAACCTGGTTAAGGTCCACTATAATCATAATATGTTAAGAATTATCTTCTTCCTCTGTTTCGAAGTGAGTAGGCAATTTGTAAGTATACGAGAAGCCATCCTCAGTATGTTCAAACACAATCATGTGCTCTACCATAGTATGGAAAGGATGATATAAAGTCAACGCTTTATATGTTGCTGCCCGTATTGATTCGCAGATTAGTGCATTACACATATGCACATCATCTCCGGTAATGTCGATACCCTCTTTTGCGAGAGCCTCGAACAATGCCATCATCCCCTCTGCTATAGCATGATCTGCTAGCTCGGTGCGCACAAGACTTATGTTCTCCTTGACCTCCTCAATGGTTTGAGGAGGAGCAAACTTGTGCGCCTTGG